CAACTACGCAGAATGGTTAAGCAGCTTGAAAAAGGCGGATTGATTATCGTGAAAACAAATGACTCAAAATTATGTATTGATTGTGTGATGGCTGATAAAGCCACCACACAAGCCGCCAGGGTTGATCCCTTGGAAACCTGCGCCAATCCTTGGCTTGAGCTTGATGATAGTGAAAAAGCCGCCAGGGTAGCCGCCACAGAAGGGGGTGGTCATAAAAAAGCCGCCAGGGTTTGCGAATATGAAGAACGTCTGAAAACCCGCGCCCAGCTTGACTTATTCCCCTCTGAACTTGAGGAAGCCACCACACAAGCCGCCAGGGTTGAGATGGACAATATAAATAATATTAATATATTAAATAATAATATTAATAATTATATATTGTCCAAGTTTGATGAATTTTGGAGCACCTATCCAAGACGACAAAAGAAAAAGCTGGCTCAGAAAATTTGGCTTAAGAGAAAGCTTTATCTTTTTGCAGAAAAAATCATAGCCGATGTTCAATGGCGCACAGCAAACGATTCCCAATGGAAAAACCCGCAATTTATCCCGCTACCCACCACGTATTTCAACGATGAACGGTGGCACGATGAGCGTATGGAGGTCAAACATGCAAGCACAAGCAATCAATACACTGGCACACGAGCTGATAGCATCCGGCAAATGCTCAACACCTGCTTTGAGGACCACGAAGCCCGCGGCTACCAGCATTAGAAACTTACCGGCATGGGTCGATGAGCTTTTTTTAAGATTTTCGGTCATTTACAAAAGCCGATGGACACAAGAGCATGTTAGCCCTGAATTTACGCGCCGCTGTAAGCTGGAATGGGCGACAGAGAGAAATCTAATCTCGATGACTAATCAAGAGCTACATGCTGCCATTGAGCATTGTAAAAGCCATTTTGAGTGGCCACCGACAATTTCAGAATTTGTAAAAGTCATCCGACTTGTTCGCAATGAAATAGAGCGCGCTAGAGAATTGGAAGATATTAAATCGGGTAAATATCTAGCCAAGCCCGAAGAAACTCAAAGCAGCCAGCTGCGACGCGAAATTACAAAGCGGTTAAAAGAGAAATATCCTCGCAAACGCTTCATGGATTTAATACCACTCATACAGCAAGAAATTGAAAAGGAGCTCATCAATGCTTACGCGTGAAGAAATTGAGCCTTGTCCTTTCCATGGCTGTAGAGATGTGGCAGTTATCAAGTCAAAGGGCTTTGTATTTATGCGGGCGCTTAAATGTGGCGCTGAAGGTTTTCATTATTCGACCAAATATATTGGCGAAGCTAGAGCCAGAGAAACTGCTCTAGCGCATTGGAATTCACGTTATTGCGTACAGCAAAAACGAAACGCTGCCATGGAGCCGGTAGCCTATCAACAAATCAGTAACGACAATGGGTTGTCTCAACGATATTGCACAGGAACTTAAAGCAGGACAGATAGCAGGGAAGCTTTTGACGGAAAATAGCCCAACCTCATTTGTGGCGCAGATGTCAAAAGTGCCTCCAACACTGAGGACACGAGTGAAGGAGATTATCGATAGCTACGAAAAGAAGGAAATTTGCGACATTGCAGATAGGATCATAAGCCTAAAAACCAGGCTTGCCCGAAATGGGGCATTAACTGCAGTTAGATGGACCATACGCGCACGCGTACGCAAGCGTGTTGAAGATATGTGGTTTTCAGGGGTGGTTGCTGCAAAGCGAAAAGCAAGCAATCACTGATGTGTTAATGCTGGAATGTATATAAATAATACATTTTGATCCTAATATAAGGCAATTTATGAACAATTCTGAACAAAAATGCGATTTATGTAATGGGTATGGACTGATTGAGAGATTAAATGGCAGTCATGTTGAATGTAAACGTTGCATAGACCTAAAAGAGTTTGCTGAATCTATAATAAAAAATGACGAAATTATTGAAAGCAAACCTGAGCCTTTTGCCCCTAAACGCGGGCGCAAACCTAAAAAGGTTGCAGATTAACAATGGCAAAAATTCCACCTCCTAAAAAAGGTCGTCCAACCATATTCACGCCCGAGCTTGGCGATTTCATCTGTGAGATTGTGGCTACTAATCCAAAATCGCTACAAGCTCTCTCTCAAGAGTTTAAGGAAATTCCTGACCAAAGAACTGTAAATATCTGGCGCTGGAAACATCCTGATTTTGCTAAAAAATTCAATGAAGCTAAAGAATTTCAGGCTCAATTACTAGGCGAAAGAGTTATAGACATTATGGATGATACCTCTAACGATTATATTGAAAATGAGGAAGGGAAGATGGTTCCAAACATGGTCAATATCCAAAGGGCAAAATTACAGATAGATGGAATAAAATTTATAACGCCTAAACTCGCACGAAAATTTTACGGCGACAAAGTTGAACATGAACATGCAGTATTTTCCCATGATGAATGGGTGGCTAAGTTTAATGGTAGTAACAATGAGGATAAAAGTGATGACGATAGATAGGACTGAACAAGAGTTGGCTAACGAGCTAATTACTGCAATATCAAAGGCTATTGATGAATTTCATGCGGAAAGAATGAGAGACCGTCCGATATCTCGGTCTGAATGCATATGCATGCAGGCGTCAAAATTAGCACAATATTAAGGACACACAAAATGCTGACTAAAATTACTGATGATTTTTATATTGATTTTAGCGAATTGATTTCAATTGATATCTGCGCCGCCACAGGCGAAAAAGGTTTACCCATTTATCTCGTTGAATGGGTGACTCGAATGAAAGCTAAGAATTTCTACAAAAGCTTGCTTTTAGGAGATACAGAAAAATTACGCACAGCACTGGATAAATATTTGACTGGCATTGTGCATCCAGACCTATTATTTATAAAAAGTTCTGAATGTAGTTTTATTGAGCCCAATACCGGAGGCCCAACATGTCAACCTACAGATTAAAAAAAGCATATCAATATATGCAATGCATCCAATTTGATGGCTCTATTGACAGCGATAAGTCTCGCGCTGCGCTTCAAGAAAAGCTCAAGCGTGAAATATCACCTGACGATTGGGTATGCAGGGACTGCAAGGGCGTTCATCACATCGTTAAAGCAGATGAGTTTAAGGAACGTTTTATTAAGTCCAATAAGTGAGGCTATATGAGTAACATTATCAATGATTTGGAATTTAAACTGTTTATCAAAATGCGCAATGGCAAAGATAAAAAAGATAATAGAAAGTATATCCAAATCTATGGCAAGCCATTAAAAGGCGGACCTGCTTTTAATATTCCAGGGCTATGGGATAATACTAATTTCACCATCGATAATTTTTTTGAGATAATGCAACAAATTATGCGTGATACAACCAGACAGCTTCTTTATCAGGTAGACCCACAATGGTTCAATCAAAAGATGGAGGAAATGCGTGAGCAACATGAGAGAGACCAAAGATTAGATATTTAGGAGATAGGTGACTAATATGACTAACATCATTCAAGATTTAGAGCTACGTATGACCGTAAGATTATATAAAGACAAATATGGTCATAAAAGATTACTGATACAGGGTAAGGCTAAGAATGGTGGCACTTTTCATTCCTCATGTTCTAATACCCTTCCAGTCAATGGATTTGACGACTTCAAGTATAGCTTCGAATTAATTGAATGGATGCAATATGCATTCGGCTCATCTATTGTAAAAGGCATAGAAACTATAGATGCAGACTATTTCAATAAAGAGGCCGAAGAAAGAAGAAAGGAACATGATCGACGACTCAGAGATGCTTATATTTATCCTACAGAAATAAAAAGCCCCAATTAAGGGGCTGCGTCGCCGGAATGTAGAACTATTTAGATGGGTACTTAAAAGCGCACTGTGTTGGGTCGTAAGTGCTGCAGAATGAGCCAGCCCATTTCGTATTAGCAGCGGCCGTATCAGGCACTAAAATAGGTGAGCGCAGTTTAACATACGGATGACGCATCGGTAAATTTCCTAATGTATATTCACAGATTGCCGGGGTTTGTGCGCCAGTAAAATGATATGTGCCTGGGATTGGATCTAATGGATGTTTTCTCACATGAGGGTAAAAATCATCCATTGTGAATGTTGTTGGCAGAGTAGTGCAGGTATGCCCTTTACATGTAATTGTTTGTGGGCAAATTACATCAGTCGCAGCTAATAAATTACAGCTAATAACTAAGCCGCTAATCAATAAAATTAATTTTTGCATTGAATTTTCCTCCAATTCGTAATTTCTAAAGAATGGTCTTTTTGTTACCATCGCCAGATTATACGCTGAAGAAAGGGAATTTACGAATGAATGGCCAGCAATTGCTTAAAATCGACGAGATTAAGCGTCGCTGTTACAACGAATATGACTTCTATGCTGAAAAAGTATTAAAAATCCGCTCTGAAATGGGTGGAATCGTGCCATTCGCATTTAATAAAGTACAAAAGCATCTGCATTTCCTTGTTGAGAAGCAATTAAAAGAAAAGGGTATGGTACGTGTGATCATACTTAAAGGACGCCAGGAGGGATGCTCAACTTACATTGAAGGTCGTGGATTCTGGTTTACGAGTCATCGTCCTGGCATGCAGGCATTCATTTTAGCGCATGAAGAAAAGGCTACAAACAACTTATTTAAAATGGCGAAACGCTATTATGATAATTGTGATCCGATGTTTCAGCCATCCCTCAAAGCGAGTAATGCCAAAGCTTTAATTTTTGGTGCCCTAGATAGTGGTTATTCGGTCGGCTGTGCGCGAAATCCCGAGGTTGGACGTTCCAGCACAATACAATTCTTGCATGCTTCAGAAGCTGCGTTTTATGCGAAAGCGGATGAGATATCTAAAGGTTTATTTGAAGCTGTGCCGGACGTGCCAGGAACAGAAGTTTTCATTGAATCAACAGCAAATGGCGTCGGCAATTGGTTTCACAATATGTGGCAACAGGCAGAGACCGGCCAATCCGATTACATACCTGTATTTTTGCCATGGTTTTGGAAAGATGGATATACAAGAACACTACCAGATGATTTTGTTTTAACAAAAGAAGAACAAGACCTTAAGAATCTCTACAACCTCACAGATGGTCAGCTAGCATGGCGTCGACTCAAGATATTTAAATGGTCTACCGATGGCCACGACGGACTTAAAAAGTTCATGCAGGAATATCCTTGTTGCGCTGTTGAAGCATTCCAAATGAGCGGGGAAGACACATTTCTTGATCCTAATGAGGTAATGAAATCACGCAAAGAAACTGAAGCTAAAGAATATGGCCCATTATTAATAGGGGTTGATCCAGCTCGATTTGGTGATGATAGAACTGCAATTATTCGTCGGCGTGGTCGTGTTGCATTTAAACTTGAGACTTATAAGAAAAAAGACACGATGGAAATTGTTGGAATTTTGTACAAAATCATCAAAGAGGAAAATCCTGCACGTATTTATATAGATGTTGGTGGTCTTGGAGCTGGAATTATCGACCGATTACGCGAAATGGGATACGGCAAGATTATTGTACCCGTAAACTCAGCCACCAAAGCTATGAACGAGAACAAATATAATAATAAACGTTCTGAAATGTGGGCGCTTGCAAAAGAATGGTTAAACGATAGACCATCTAAAATACCTGATTCAGATGAGTTGCATGCTGACCTTTGCAATACAAAGGTTAAACGCTGGGACTCTAATAATCGTCTTCAGATGGAATCCAAAGAAGAGATGAAAAAGCGTGGCGTCAAATCAAGCGATACAGCAGACGCGTTACTACTTACCTTTGCCTATCCATTCAATCCCGAATCCGACAACGAATATGATCAAGAGACTTCTGAAATAGCCGCGCGCATATTTGATCCTAAGCGCAAAAAGGCTAAATCTCGTTACACTAAGCGCTATTAAATGCAAAAAATAATAAATAATCATTGACTTTACAAATTTTGCATGTCGTATATTATATGAGTCTCAAAATTACTTTTTGAAGGCTTAAAAAATTCATGGTATCCAAAACTCACCAAGAAGAGCTACCGCGTTTGAAGCGGTGCGTTGAAGATACCTTCGAAGTTGATTACGACAACAATAAGCGCTTCCATGATTTTATAGCCATGGCATTCAAATCTTCGATCACAGATGAAGAAGCTCAAGATTTGACCGAATTGAATCGACCTATCGTCGAATGTAACCTTTTAAGTGCGCCTTTAAATCGACTATGCGGTGAATATTCCAAGCAACAACCATCCATCTATGCCTCGGCATCACCTGATATCGATATTGACCCAGCATTAATTCTTTTTGTTGAAGGCTCGTTTAGGCACGCCTTAGAAAAAGCACAAAACTCAAATGTGCAATATGAAGGTTATCGCCAATCTCTAGCCGGTGGCTTCAACATCAAGTCTCTTCGCCCCGATTACATAAACAACATGTCTTTCCATCAAGAATTAAAAATTGAATTAAGGCGTGATCCCACACTTTGTGGCTTCGACCCGATGGCAAAAGAAATCACAAAATGTGACGCGAACTTTTATTATGAACTTTACCCCATTCTAGAAGAAGATCTTAAGCGTAAATATCCAAAAGCCGAAACTTCAAAAAAATCGGGTTATGGCACTAGTCTAAAATGGTCATATAACATCGGCAGAAAGCGTGTGATCATGCTTGTCGATTTTTATGACAAAAAAACTAAAAAAGAAACATTGGTTCGTTTAGCCAATGATGAAGAAATGCTAAAAAGCGACTATGAAAGAAAGCTAATTGAACATGAAGAGGCCGGAATTTTAGAGCCAGCTCCTATCATTAAAGAAGAACGTGAAACGGAAGTCTCTTATTTTTGTAGATATACATTCACTGAAAATGAGGTATTAGACTACGAAGAAACCAGCTATACGATGCCGCATTTTGTATGGGGAGATGGCAACTCAATACGGATAAGAGATGGCAATGGCGGCCAGCTGAAACAATTCACAATTCCTTATATATATCCCGCAGCAGGTCTTCAAAGCTTAACCAACCTTGCAATGCAAACCATAGCTGCTGATTTTGCCAATATGACAATGCATAAATTTGCGATTGCTGAGGAAGCCATTCCTACTAATCCAGATTTTCAAGATGCATTACGGGATGTCCAGCAAGGTGATTTGCTCGTATCAAAAGCTTATACAAAACCGGATGCAAATGGCAATAAACTTCCATTGCCACCCGTTCAGCCTGTTCCACGAGAACCATTGCCTCAAGAAGTAATGCAAGCCTATAGCGGCGCTATGCAGATGTTGCAAAATATTTTAGGCACTTTCAATCCAGATTTAGGCATTAATAATTCTGAATTATCGGGCATTTCTATTATTGAAGGAGCCACTCAATCAAATGCAGCGGCAATGCCCTACGTTGTAAACGATATGCTATGTCTGAACCAAATAGCGCAACTTTATATTGATCTATTACCGAAATATGTAAAAACACCACGTACTGTACCCATCATTACGCGTGAAGGTAAACGCGAGTATGTAAAAATTAACCAAGAAGGCGGCATTAAAGTTGAATACGGGCCTGGGGATTTACATATTCGCGTTGAAGCAGGTGTTAATTTTGCTATTGCTAAACACCGAGCGGTTCAACAAATTGTGGCAATAATGAAGATATCGCCGCAATTTGATGAATTTATGAATGAAGAAGGGTTACCTATATTGCTTGATAATATCGAATTTAAAGGCGTCGATATTGTAAAAGATTTGGCTTACAAATATTTAGAAAAGAAAAAGCAAGAAGCTGCTCAAAATCCACCACCACCGCCACCAGAACAAATTGAAGCTCAAGCTAAAGCTGATACAGCGCATGCTCAAGTAATGAATGCTCATACAAAACAAGTTGAGACATTCGAAAAAATAAAATCTGACAAGTTAAAAAATGTAATTGGAGTTGCTCAGACTATCAACACGCGGCAAGCCAATGATACTGCTCGTATACAAGTGTTAGGTGAAATCGGTGAGTCTAGAGCACAGATATTATTAAAAGCTAAAGAAATTTCAGCTGAAGAAAGACGGACCGATGAGATGGCCAAGCAAGAATTAGCCGCTCTTATCATGGGTAGACAAGACCAAGAGCATAATCATCTAAAAGATATCATCGAGATAATTAAATCGGGGAATGCTAATGAAAATACCGCCCAGGCATAACATAGGTTGGCAACAAAAATATGCAGAAGCCAATGCAGGTAACGCAGCAGGGGCAGCGGCTTCTGCCTATATAGCCCATCAGATAAAACAGGCACAAAAGGGTGCATGGCGCGCAGCACAAAACGCTGGCGTATCGCCAACAAATGCAAGAGTCATTGATGCAGAATTTGAAGTTGTCAAACCTGGCAACTCTATAACTAAGGAGTAATTTAAATGTACGAAATTAATTTTGGCGCGCCTGGTGAAGTTGGCGTAGCCCCACGTGAAGTCAAAATCATTACAGATCAGGATTTTGATACAATTACAACTGCGGGTTGGTTAACTCAATCTGGGCTATCCCCGGATTATTTATTGCCAACAGATTATATATCAATTGATTATAATGTATCAGCCTCGAATCCTGGCGGTGATTTTGATTTTTTCAGAGCTTCTTTTGCAAGTAATGGCGAAATCACATTAGAGACATTAACAGGGAAAGGCGAAGTTACTTTTACCTCCCCATCTATTGCAAACTATATTGCTGCATGGAGCAATACGACAGGTAATTTGCAAAATGGCGCGGCCACAGTGACCAATCCTGGCAATATTAATGCAGGCTTAAGTGGTACTGCTGGGACTTTTTCTTCCTTTCCTGGCACCGCTTCTAAAGGCTCTCTGCGCTTAGCGGCTGTTGCTAACACGGGCAATACTATAACCACAATTAGTAATGCCGCGATGGGTCAAGCCAGCACAATTTCAATTCCAGATCCTGGTGCATCAACGGCTAATTTTATTTTATCTGCAACTTCCAGTGTATTAGGTCAATCTGTTGCAGGAACTTTAACAGTTACCTCTGGTGGTTCATTAGTAGCATCATCTGGAAATATACAAGCGGGTACAAGTGGTGCAGCGGGTACGTTAGTTTCTTATCCCGGAACAGCGGCAAGAGGCAGTTTACGTATAAGTGCTGTAGCGAATACCGGCGATACTATTAATATCATCACAAATGATTCGATGGGACAGGCCAGCACATTCTCATTGCCAGATCCAGGTCAAGCTACAGCTAAATTTGGCGTATTCGGTACGACATCCCTACCTGCCACAGGTAATTTATTAAAGGCAGTGAATGCATTGGGACTATTAGGAGATGCCGGCTTTAATATTAAATCTGGCATAACATCCGTTTATGCTGGCGGCGGAACAAGTAATACGTTTACCGCAACTGGTTTAACAGCATCCAGTATTGTTAATGCAACTATTCGCACGTCCACAAACCAGGTGGCAATTGCAAAGGCTTTACCCGGTACCGACCAGCTCACAATTACATTTACAGCAGATCCTGGCGCAAGCACCACAGTACAGTGGAGTGCAACCAGCGTAGCCGTAGCTTAACCCAAACCAACTCAATAAGGACATATCATGACTAAAGATCAAATTTTGAATCGCATTGGTGAATACAATCAACAGATTCAACGACTCGAAAATGTGATATCACAAACTTATGCTGACTTAAATGCCTTGAAAGGGGCAAAACAAGATTGCGAATACTGGCTCCAAGAAACTGCAAAAGCGGAACGCGCTGAAGCAGAACGTGCTGAAAGTCAAAAGACAAGCACAAAAAAGCCAAAAAATGCAAAAATGCAATAATAAATATAAAATAATTTATTATTGCAATTAATTCAAATCCATTTTAAGATTGAGTTTGAATTCAGTGACTGACACTTAAACCAGGATATACGCAATTATGCGGTCAAAATAATCAGACGGGCTGTAATCCGGTATTACCGTTGTGGGGTTAATAACTAGTGTGAGGTTTTAATTATGTCCGAACAGGAATTAGGGGCTGTTGAAGAACAGTCAGCAACTACTGAAGATTTATCGGGAAGTGAGAACACGCAAGTTCTTGAGGCAAGTGAAGGCGAATCTACATCTCAAAAGATGTTGAGTCAGGATCATGTCAATAAATTGATTGGCTTGACCCGCAAACAAGAGAGGGAGCGCTTTGAAGCTGAAAGAAAGCGTGAGGCGGAATTACAAACATCTCCGAAATACGCTGAGGATAGTACAGGTAAAGATCCTTTAACGCAGCTGATGGAGCAAATCGATGCTCGTACTAAAGCTGCCGCTAAGGCCGCAGCTCGTGAAGAGTTGCAATCTGATCTACTACAGCGTGAAGATGCAGTAATTTCACGTGATTTCCGGCATAAAATTGAAACGGCTTTGGTCGATGATCCAGAGCTTGTAGATATTATTCAAGATTTGGATCTGAAGCCTGAATCCTCGGGGATTGACGCTCAAATAATCCGAATGACGACACCGCTGGAAAATACAGCTGCAGTTTTAAAAGAACTCGGCAAACATCCCGAAAAATTCAGTTCCGTAATTGGTTTCTTGCGTGATGGAAGAACCAAAATGGCTGAAAATGCTTTGAAGAGCATTTCTGCCGGTATAGCACGTAACGAAGCGGCGCGGAAAAGTACTCCTGCTCCTAAGCCTCCAGGCAAATTAGAACCATCGAATCTAGGTATAGGCGGTGGTAAGATTACGACTCTTGATCAGATGAAAGGTTTTTTTAACTAACATCTTATCAAACGAAATATAGCCATCGCCAAATATTAATTTATTTGGAGATATACGATGGCTGTTACTAACACTGGCGTTAATGTCAGTATCTATGCAAACGCAGATTTAGCCTGGCTAGATAACCGATTCTGTGCTTTAGCCTTAGCAAACAAAAAATACGAGAACTTTCAAGATCAACCTGCTCAATTGGGCCAGGCAATGACCTTCCGTTTGGCGCCTCGTCAAATTACTGTCCCCGGCTTAAAAACCACTGATGAAACTAGCGTCATGAGGTTCCAAACTCTACGCGCAACTCAAGCTGCAAATACATCTAATGCTTATACGGCTCAGGAATTGACATATACCTTTGAAGAGTATGTTGAAAATTTCGATATGGCGGGTGCTGAAGAGCTCGGAACTGAAATTGAATCCGATTTGCTAAAAAATATCACCACAAGTGTTGTGGGGAATGATCCTGACAATACCAATGGCCAATATGGTGTTCGTCAAATTGACTCAGGCCCT